AAACTTGATAAGATTGAAGACAAACTTAAAAAGACTGCTGAAGGTTTTGGAGGAATTTTCTAATGGCAACCTCACCAAGACAACAAGTAGATAAGTTAGTTATCGGAACTAATGATACCTCACAGGAAATTGGTACAAGTGATAAATCACCAACTGGAACTTTGGTTGCAAATGGCCCTGTTGTAATCGGAGACGTAAAGGAGTTTGGTAATGATTATAAAGCAGAGTTGAATGTAAGTTCAGATTCTGCGGAACAATTACCTTTCGATCAACAACCAAAATTAGATGTTAAGTTAGCACTTAACTCTGATGGTAATGTCAAAATTAATGGTGATGATAAAACTGATAATGCTTTAGATGTCACTGGTGATACTATATTAAATGGAAATGAAAGAGTAACTGGTGATGCTACAATTGATGGAACAACATTCGCTGATGTTCAAGGAACTATAAATGAACAATCTTGGAAAGGATTTGATATCAAACATCCTTCTAAAGAGGGACACAGACTTAGATACATTTGTTTAGAAGGGCCAGAGGGTGGCGTATATTATCGTGGCAGACTCAAAGGTTCAAATATCATTGAACTGCCAGAGTATTGGAGAAATTTAGTTCATGAGGATAGTATCACAGTTCAACTGCAACCAATCGGAAAAAATCAAAATCTTGTGATTGAAAGTTTCAACACTGGATATGTGGTAGTTGAAATTGGTACAAATCAAGACTTTTTAACTGGTGAAATACTAATTGATTGTTTTTATCATGTTTATGGTGCAAGAAAGGATGGTGAAGTTTTGATTCCAGAGTATAAAGGTGAAACTCCAGAGGACTATCCAGGCGGTAATACTCAATACTCCATTGCTGGACATCATTATGATAAAAGAACAATCTGAAGTTCATAAATAAAACAGAAGAAAATTGTTACATAGCCCAATAAGATGCCTCTTTCAAGACTGGAGAATTTTCTAAAGAATATTCAAGGTAATGTTATCTACGTTGATCCCAATGAATTGGATGCGACTGATAGTATCGAGAATCAAGGAAACTCCCAAACACGTCCATTTAAAACGATCCAAAGAGCTCTGATTGAAGCTGCTAGGTTTTCGTATGTTGCTGGACAAAGAAATGATAAGTTTGATTTAACCACCATCATCCTCGCTGCTGGTACTCACACTGTTGATAACAGGCCAGGATTTATACCTTACGATGAATCAGGTGCTGCACGATATAAAACAAGATTTGGAGAAAGTAATCAGATAATAAGTCCATTCGGATTGGGTAGTAACTTTGATTTAACATCACCTGACAACGAACTATTCAAATTAAATAGTGTTCGTGGTGGTGTCATCATCCCAAGAGGAACATCAATTGTAGGTAAGGATCTCCGTAAGACAAAGATAAGACCAAAATATGTCCCTGATCCAGAAAATAATAATATAGATCCATCTGCAATATTCAGATTAACTGGTGCTTGTTATATTTCATCATTCACTATCTTTGATGGTGATCCATCAGGTAATGTATTTAAAGACTATACAGGAAACCTATTCACACCAAGTTTCTCACACCACAAATTAACTTGCTTTGAGTATGCTGATGGTGCGAATGCTGTTCGTATTAATGATAGTTTCCTTGACTTAACCTCAACATCAACCGATCTTGATATGTATTATCAGAAGGTTGGTGATGTTTATGATGCTGGTACAGGAAGACCAATCGAACCAGACTTCCCATCAGGTAGTCTTGATTTCCAGACAAGAGTAGAAGAGTATCGTATTGTAGGTTCAAAAGGACAACAGGTTGGTATCTCATCTATCAAATCTGGCGATGGTGCAACTGCATCTACAACAGTCACAGTTGATTTAGATTCAACTCTCACAGATCTTTCAATCGATACACCTGTTCGTATCTCTGGTATTAGTACATCAGGATATAATGGTATCTTTGTTGTATCAGAAGTTGTATCAACTACACAGTTTAAATATGTGGTTGGTGCTGCACCAAATAACCCACTACCAACACTCACAAGTGCAAATGTGAATATTGAGGTTGATACAATCAACTCTGCTTCACCATACCTATTCAACCTATCCAAGAGATCTGTCTTTGGTATGAATGGTATTCACTTAGATGGTGCGAAGGTTACAGGATTTAAGAGTGGATTACTTGCACAATTTACAGGTAATGCACTTCAGAAAGATGATAAGGCATTTGTAAGATATAATTCAACATCTGGACAGTATGAGGATTCTACAAGTGTGAATAACTTACACTTAGATCCAGAGGCAATCTATCGTCCAGAGTATGAATCAACTCATGTTCGTGCATCAAACGATTCAATTATTCAGGCAGTTTCAGTTTTTGCAATCGGTCATAAGAGTCAATATGTAGCAGATACAGGTGGTGAGTTGTCACTTGCAAACTGTAATGCAAACTTTGGTGAAAATGCCTTGATGTCAGAAGGTTTCAAGAAGAGTGCATTTACTCCAGACAATGCTGCGTACATTACACATTTGATTCCACCAAAAGAGATTACAGATGGAAATGCAAATGTTGATTATCTATCAATTGATGTTGATAAGACAATCGGTGTAGGTACAGTCACAAGATTATACTTTGAAGGATTTACAAACCAAGATGCCCCACCCCCACACATTGTTGATGGATTTAGATTTGGTGCTGCATTAGATGATAAGATAAGACTACAACTTAATATCAATGGAAATGAAGGTGACTTTGTTTCTAAGATTGTAATGCCAACTGCAACTGGTATCACAACTGACACAGGTGAAAAGAGATACGTTGTTAATAATGCTGTTGGTGTAAGTAGTATTAGTTCAAATATAATTTCACTTAAAACAAATCACGACTTAATTACTGGTGAATCAATTCGGATCATTGCCAATGATGGTTTCTTACCTGATGGATTGGAAGAGGATCAAGTTTATTTCACAATCAAAGGTAGTAATGCAAATGATTTAAAAGTTGCAAGAACATTAAATGATGCATTAGACGGAACAGCACTCACAATTAACAACACTGGTGGAGAATTAGTTGTTGTCAGTCGTGTATCTGATAAGAAGTCTGGTGACATCGGACATCCAATTCAGTTTGATAATATCAACAAACATTGGTTCGTTAATGTTTCAAATGAATCTATTGATAATCAAATCTATCCTACATTCGTTGGAGTTGGAACAACTGCTCTTGGTGCAAACACACCGAAGTCATTCTTTGTAAGAAAAGAAAACTCCAGAAGTATTGAAGATTCAATCTATAAGTTTAGATATGTTATTCCTGCTGGAATCACAACTGCAAGACCACCAATTGAAGGTTATGTTTTACAGGAGACAAGTGATACAACTGGTTCAACTGATGGAGAGGTTACAGCCACATCATTAACTAACATTGATGATCAAAGAAACTTCCACTTTATAAACGAAGCAAACTGGACAAACAACGTTGCAACAGTTATATCTGAGGAACCACATAACTTAACAGTTGGTTCTGTTGTAAATGTGAATAAGATCACATCTGGTAATAACGCAACTGGTATTGGTAGTTCTGGTTTTAACGGAAAATTCTCAGTCATAGGTATCACAAGTGCAAGAGGATTCCAATATTCACTTAACTCAAATCCAGGCTCATCAACTCTAGATGCTCAGACAAGAACTGTAGATAATCTACCTAACTTCTCAAAGAATGAGTATGCACAGAGTTTCTACATTTATGAGTCAGATGAGATCAAGGAACATATTACGGGAGAACAGGATGGTGTTTATCATTTAACATGCTTACATTATAATGTTAAACCAACAGTATCACCATTTACTAATTACAAGTTTAGTCAGCCAGTCAAGGATCTTTATCCACAGGTTGATCGAGACAATCCATCGTCAGATCCAAGTGCTGCGATCAGTCATGCTGTATCGAAGACCATTGGTAAAGTTGTATCAAGTGAATTAAAAGATAGTATTACAAGTGATACAAAGAATAAGTTCTTATTAGAAAACGGTATCAGTGTTGGAATCACAAGTGTTGTATCAGATAATGGTGCTGGTCTTGCTCATACTGCACATCTATCAGTTGAACATAATCTAAATTCAATTCTTTCTGTTGGTATTGGATCATCTGGTATTGGATATGGAGAGGGTTCTGCAACAACATTACATGGTGCTAAACTTGTAGGTGTTGGATTAGGTAGTACATCAAGTGGTGGTGCGACTGCAAATATCACAATTGATGCTCGTGGTGGTATCACTGGAGTCACTATTGTAAATGGTGGTGGTGCATATGGTATTGGTAACTCTGTTCAAGTGGTTGGTGTTCCTACTGCTGCTGGTCACGTTGTCGGTATTCTAACTGTCACGAATGTTTATAGTGCAGTTGATCAAGTTGTTCAAATTGCTGGTATTCGATCTGATACAAACTTAAAACTTAATAATACATTCCGAGTCACTGGCACACCTGGCCCTAAACAGGTATCATTTGCATCTACGGAAGTGATCGACTTTGGTAGAACATTAGGTGGAAGTAGTAATAATATTACGGTTGGTACGGCAGTATCTGACGCATCAATGTCATTTGTTGGCCCTGCAATTCCTGTTACATCAATTTCATATGATATTACAACAGGTATCGCAACGGTTGGAAGTGGTATTACTGCACACGGATTACTTGCTGGATCTAAAGTTAAGTTAGCTGGTGCTGGTCAGACTGTATATAATGGTAACTTTATTGTTCAAGAGAATGTAGGACTCACCACATTTACAGTTAATCTTGGAGTATCAACTGTATCTGCACCAACTTTATCGGGAACTGTATTTGGATTCCCTGGCGGATATACATCAAACGATGGTGCAATTAGTGCCAACGATGAGAAGATTGGAAGTAGAATGTCTAACTTCTTTGTTGGAATCACTACAACACTTTCTGCTGGTATTACATCTACATCATCTTCAATCACTATCTCAGATGCAACTGCAAGTGGATTGAATATTGGTGATTACATCATGGTCAATGATGAGATGATGAGAATTAAGAACTCATCAATCAACACTGTATTCAGAGGTGTGTTTGGAACTAAATCAACAAACCATCCAACAGGAACACAGATTAAGAAAGTTCGTGTTGTCCCAGTTGAGTCAAGAAGAAACTCACTTATTCGTGCTGCAAACCAGACATTTGAGTATGTTGGATTTGGTCAAGGTAACTACTCTGTTGCTTTACCAGAGAAACAAACGAAGGTTCTATCCACAGAGGATCGTAAGTTAGGTCAAACACAGAAACGTGGTGGAGGACAAAACTTCTACACAGGTTTGAATGATGTCGGTGAATACTTCATTGGTAACAAGGTTATTAAAGGAACTACAGGTGAAGAGGAAATCTTTGATGCACCTATCACAACTGTTACAGGTGAAGGTGAAGAAGTTGATAAGACAGAGATTGATGCAATCAAAGTCACTGGTGGTGCAAACAAAGATGTGCTATCCGAGTTTAATGGCCCTGCAATCTTTACAAATAAGGTAACATCAACATCTAACGATGGTATTGAGGCTGTATCATTACAACTACAGGGTGATGGTAAGGTTGCAAGAAAGATCACAGTTGGAATTGCAACACCATCAGTCGGTGGTGCTGCTGGAGATGTGGTTCTCACTACCAAACCATCTGAGTCTGGTTATGCTGGTTGGGTATTCACTACACAAAACACTTGGAGAAAGTTCGGTCTTGTATCCAAAGATGAGGATTCAGTTGTTGTAAGTGTCGATAAGGTCGGCATTGGCACCACAAATCCAACTCAAGAACTTGATGTTCGTGGTAGTGTTAATATCACAGGTGTTCTAACTGCAACTTCATATGGAAATATAAATTCATCTGGAATCGTAACTGCAACCGAGTT